ATGGAAATTATAATGGTTGAAGGAATAGTTGTATCTGAAGAAATTAAAGTTTTAAAAACGGATAAAGGTATCCCCTTATGCTGCTTTACATTTTCAGCTAATTCTACTAAATTAAATTGTTTGATAACAGGGAAAATAGCCTATACCTTTCTTTATGAAGTTGAACATAATACAGAACTTTCTCTAACCGGTAAAATTAACCGGAAAAATCAGTTTGTCGTCCTTCAATATTATATTTTAAAAAAGCCAACCTACTTTGGAAAAATATTTAATTACAAAGGCCATGCTTTACCTTTTTCCAAAAATCATTAAACAGCATTTTTCTATTGCATTAATTAAAATGAAACCTAAAAGAGCTGCATCAAATTAATGATGCAGCCTCTTAACTCTCTATTGACTGGGCTACCAGGATTCGAACCTGGGGAATGACGGGATCAAAACCCGCTGCCTTACCGCTTGGCTATAGCCCAATAATAAGGGCGACTGATGGGGATCGAACCCACGAATGCCGGGACCACAACCCGGTGCGTTAACCACTTCGCCACAACCGCCATAATTTTTTTCAGTAGCTAATAATTACACTACCTAAAAAATACTATACTTCTTAAGGTTTCAAAAACGCTCAAATCACAACAACATGAATATAATACAGTATAATTCTAAATGTGTCAATTTTTTTTAGATTACTTTTAACTTTGCTCTTCTTTCTCTAACTTATTTTAAAGCTAAACTATTTTAACGCAGAAATAATATAAAAATTTAATTTATTCTTTGCTCTCTACTTATTATTCTATAAAACAAAAGCCCTATAAACATTGATAAATCAACATTTACAAGACTTTTAAACTTCTCTCAATTTGTTTTATATTTACCCCAAAAAGGAGAATGAGTCGTTCGCACCCTATGCTTGTAAAAGGCTTAATGACGGTATTTATTCAGCCTGTATGTTAGATGAATGCACAATCAGTGCACAATAAAAAGTATAGAAAGAGCGGATATATTATTCGCTCTCTTTCTATACTTTATAATTTTTTCTTAACGAGTCGCGTATATAACTCAATTTATGTCTATGTACTATTATTCGGTCTCCGTACTCTTTCTTCAATTCTTCTACAATTGTTCTAGATTCATCGTTATCAATAAGAAATTCTACAGGAACAATCCCCTCTTTTAAATAAGCAAATATCATAACTTGATCTTCACCGTATTCCTGAATCATCAGCCCTATCATTAGATGCATGCCTATTTCTTCTATGTTCATCTTTTTCATCTAAACTAACTCCTTTTCTCTCTCCACTATATAATATCAAAAGAAATGCAATCTAACGAAAATCTTTTAAACTATTTTATTTCTCTGTATTTATTATATGAAGAAAGAGAAAATTCTGTTTGTCTCATGATATTTTTCTGTATATGCTTAAACATTTCAATTTTCTTATGTCCGTTCTGCATTCCTTCTTCGCCCTCTTTAATAGAATATCTTACATCTTCTATTGATTCGTCCAATACTTTATTCATCCAGACTTGAAAGTCCTTGTATTCATCTAAATCAGCCTGTGTTTTAATTGTGCTTTCGAATAGGTATTTATTCATATTCATGTTCCTTTCTCTTGACTAAACGAATATACGTTCCTATAATATATCATATACGGAACATACATTCGAGTAAAGGAGTACATATATGGAGCATGACAATGAAATAACGGATGATGATATTTGGGGATTGGGAGAGAGTAGCTTGATACTTATCGGAGACGAAATAACAGAATTGTTAAAGGAGGAGACTAGTCATGAGTGAGGAAGTCGTTATACTTAGCCCGGATCGATTAGGATACAAGGACAGAGGTAAAATGAAATGGATCGGCATGCGCATGATGTTGTCGGACCATATGGAAGCATTGAAGAAAATGTATGCAGATGAATATGAAGAACTCATAGAAGAGAAGCCCGAGATGGACGAGAAAGAAATATCTGAGTTGCTTTATTATGCATACGTTAATAAGCTACCTGTGGCTATACAAGCGGCTGTATTGAGGAATGGAAACTATTATCCGGATGTTATTGCGTTGGTACTTGGCTATAATCATCAGCAGATCATGCTGCAGGTCAAAAAAAAAGACGGAGAAAAGGTTATCAAAAGAATTACGACTGATCAGATTAGGAATATAGAATTGTACGATGTACTTAAATATAATAATAAAGCGAAATAGAAAAAGTCCCTCATCCAATTAAGGACGAGGGCTTTAACTTATTTTTTGGTAACTGGTCGATTTAGACTAGTTTGGAATTACATTAATTGATTTACTCTGTCACGAACTTTTCTATAGGTGGCATCGTTAACCCCTAATGATCTTTGTCTAGCAGCATGACCGTTGCCGTGTTTGCCGTATACAACTTCTTTAGCCATCTCTTCAATTGATTTAGAAGGCGTTGAAGAACCGCCTGCCATCTCATTCACTCGATCTCTAACTTGATTGTAGACGGATTGACTGACACCTAATGATTTACGGCGATTATCGTGACCGTTTCCGTGCTCACCATTGATAACTTCACGAGCCATTTGATCAATACTTTTGCTTGCTTTAACTGGCTCTGATTTAACTCCATAATGAGCATTTACCTTATCGCTTACTTTATTATATTCAGCTTGGCTGATACCTAGTGATTTTCTGCGGTTATCATGACCGTTGCCGTGTTTTCCAGCAATGACTTCCGCAGCCATTTGATCGATTGTTTTCTTTTTAGGTTTAGCGGCTGGTTTAGTCGTTTCTACCGGCTTCGGTTTAGTGTCGTCACCTTTTACTTTCAGACCAAAGTATGCAGCGATTCCGTCAGCGATTGCCACGCCAGCATCTCGCAGTTTGTTGTCATCTCTTAAGGCTTTAATGTCGATACTAGAATCCATATAACCGCCTTCGGTTAGAATAGCCGGCATATTAGATTCTCGTACCATGTGGAAGTTTGCTTGTTTGATACCACGGTCTTTTAAGCCATATGCCTTGTGCAGTCGAGGTTGTACTTCTTTGGCTAGCTTCGTGCTTCCTGGTTGCTCTCCTAGATAAGTGTACGTCTCTGTGCCTGTATGCTGCCCCCATTTACCTGTTAGGGCGTTATGGTGGATAGAGACTAACACATCAGCTTTCGCAGCATTGGCTTTATTAGTACGCTCATTTAGAGGAATATCCCGTTGACCTGTTGGATCATCCATACGAACAACTTTTATACCTTCATATTGTTTCAATCTAGCTATAGCTGCTAACACAACTTTATTATTAAAGCTCCATTCCCTTTCATCGTCTGGTGTGCGTTTTCCTGCTGTATATAATCCGTGTCCTCCACCTAGTGCTACTACTTTTGTCATGTTATTCTCCACCTTTCAAATATTGATCTTTAACTTCATTCGTCAAAACAGCTGCTCCGACAACTAAAATGGCTTGTACAATATTCATCGCCACAAATCCACCTAATAGCCACGGTGTAAGCAAGATGCTAACTACTAGCAAAATTACAGGAATGAAACGATTGTCCAGCAATTCAGTGTGCTTAATGACTTCACCCAAAACAAAAAGGACTGGTACCATGACCAATCCTTCCTCTAAAATAAACTGTAAAATGTCCATTATTTAACTACCCCTTTCAAGAGTATGTTCTTTTTTTAGTTGATCTAATTCATTTTTCGCATCCGCAAGTTGTCTTTCTGCTTCGTCTAACTGTATCCTTAGCTCTCTGTTTTCCGTTTCGGATTCTTCCAACTGCTTGCGCAAGATCTTGATAATACTGTCTAACCGCTCAATCTCTTTATACAAACGATCTATCATTTCAAATGCATTCTTTTCTTTTGCCGTCTTCCTGGTAAACCATACGGATATGACGGTTCCGATTACACTACTTCCCAGAAACAACGTTACAATCTGCCAAAATATGCTCACTCCTTATAATCCCCTTTGAATGAAACGACCAGGCATAGCGCCAATACTAATGCATTAAATCCATAAGTGGCATGCGGATATCCTGTCCCAAACGAGAAGGTCAAAGCTAATGCAAAAAGGCCACTCCACATCCCTGTGAGTGACCATATGCCTAATTTTCGTGCCAATGTGTTATTTTTGATGATTCCAACAAGCTTCAGCATCCCGAATAGAACCAGGCAGTAACCGATAAATTTAATCGATACGATGTGCTGTAGATACGGCTCAATCAATCCTATCAAGTAAAAGTCATTCTGGATATTGAAAAACCCATACCAAATACTGAAAATTGAAATCAGATATCCTAACGAGTTGCTAGGCTTGCGACACCTCAAATCTTCGATGTCTCTTTTTAGATTGTTCATTCGATTCTCCTTTCTAATGTTTTGTAAACAAAAAGAGCAGCCGCTATTGGCTACTCTGGTTATTTTTCAATTCTTTTAAGATTGATCTGATATATATCGCAGAATGTATTTTCTTCTTATGTTTCAGCATTTCCAATCCTGTCCAAAGGATTCCAAGAATCAGCGCAAATAAGAAGAAAGATATTTGAAAATCAAGTCCAATTATTTCCACAGATTTATCTATAAAAAAAGTAAAAACTGTTATCCCTAGAGAAAACACCACTGCAATTTGGTTAAACAGCTCATATCCCGATATTATTCTATCCATTCTAGCTATTGCTATAGACTTGATATCTACTTCTAAATTCTTTAGTAAATTAATATTTCTTGATTTATTTATATTATTGTCCCCTGCAATATTTAAAGATTCTTCCAAATAATTCATTAGCGTACTATCTTCACTGTATAAAATTTTCGCTGTAATTTCTTTGTTATCTGTAATTTGGTTCATTAAACACCTCCAATACAACTATCGGAAGGTGCTTAAACATTTTAACGATACGAGCACTTTATTTTATAAATTTAAACATCCGTTCTAAATTTCTTTTGATATACTCTTATTGGAAGGAGGTGTAAAAATGGATATCATTCAAATAGTTTTAGGATCAACTGTTTCAATCATCTCAATTTTTATCTCAAATTATTTAGGTCGAAAAGCAACTAAAAATAATTACCAATTAGAAACTAAAGATAAAGCTTATAAATCATTCTACGTACCATTAATGAAGTTTTTAATCTCGGCTAATAAAGATAGCATGATTTACTATTGGTATATAGCATCATGGTATGCAGCTCCTGGAAAATTTAAGAAGTCTAGTGATTTGTTAAGTGACCTATTAAGAAGTAACTTAGAAGTTTTGCCTCCAAAAGTAGTAACGCTAGTTTCAGAATACAGTACGTCCACCTCCGGTGCACAAATGTTCTTTGGGGACGATGGGTATAGAGAAAACTACCGTCATAATTTAATTAAAGCCTCTGAATTGTTTGATACGATTGTTAGACAATCTTTACAAGAAGCCAGCTTAATATCAAAAGAATTAGGGTACCCAGACATAGCAAAACCCATCTTGGAGTCTTTCGATAATATCGAGAAAACGAATTTAAATTTTCCCAGATACTTACCAGAAATATACCAAAAATCGGGCCCCAGACAATTTGTAGGAGAAGAACCTCCGTACTATTAAAAAGCATATTTGATTCACCTCATATCATTAAATTATAAGATAATGCCCCTATTTTTTTATATGTAATAGGGGCATTAATTTACCAAAAAGAGACAAGCTTATTCGCTCGTCTCCGTAAACCATCCAGCCATTTTATCTCTAGCTGCTTGTGTGATCTCTGATCTCGTCATGTTGTCTAAATCCCCATCCACCACACTGACACGAGCGCTCAAGTAGTCTTGATTATTTTCTCCCCTACCTGAAAACTGCACATCAATAGATGTTGTTACTCCGCTGTCAATTTTATATTGGATTCCTGTTAATTCGATATTCATTACACATTCTCCTCTTCTTTTTTGTTGGTAAATACCTCTTCTAACGCATCCATTAGCGTGTCGAATCCCATTTCGTTTATTTCTTTATCTTTCGCAATAGAGAACTTGTCTTCATCTAATGCTTCGTACAAAGCTTTCAGCTTAGTGTCGAATGTAACGATGTCGATTTTAACTTCTTCATCGAGCAATTCTTGGATTGCATTTAACCCTTCTTGCTTGGTTTTTCCCTCAAGAGGAATTAAATCCCCTTCTTTGTCTTTCTCTAGTTCTCCATCTTCATCTACTTTGAAGAAGGCTTTTATAATCTCTTTTCTGTCTTCTTGATACTCTTTCTCCAGTTCGACAAGTTTTTTCTGCAACTTCCCTTTGCCACGCATCCCCTTCCCTTCTGCTACTTTGATAGAGTCCAATACTTTAAATACTGGTACGACTTGTTTGTTTTCTAATACGAGTGTTTTCATCTATGCTGCTCCTTTGAGTTGGGTTAGTTCTTCTTTTTGCGCTTTTACTTTTTTCTAATTCTGCGATTCTTCGATGGTTTATAATTTTCTATTTTAAATCGCCTTCTTAAGTAAGATCAGATACTTTAAGAGTCCACAAAGTGCCTTCATGTCGGTATCTAAAGTACAGTTCGCCATCATCATCTGTATATATAGCAACGCCTTGATCAAGACCATTAGGACTGTAAAGTTGAAGAGATTCAGCTTCAATAGTTTTATTTACACTTAGATATTCAGCCACAACTTCGGGATGACCATTAACATTAGTTAATGTTAAACCCTCGATTATGGTATCACTATCTTTAAACCCTAATACTATATTTTTATCACTTGTTACAGACATAAATATATTGGAGGGTATGATCGCCTCTTCTCCTACTGCCTCTAATTCCCTCCATGTAATACTTCCTATAACTGTTTGATCAGCTCCAGATAAAAATCTCATACCCTCCTCATCAAACGCATAGTTGACATCAGGTTCTTCTACTGTCTTGATATAATAATTTTCTCCATCGTCTGTAGCTAGTATTTCTCTTGACATATAATGACCTCCATAATCAATAGGTAACAATTAGTTTACATTGTATTGCTTTTTTTAATGTTTTGTTATTTCGAATGTCTCTATGATAAGAATATCCTATCAATCCGACTCTGCCATTAGTTTTATCTATTTTATCTACAAAGCATACTACTCTTAGCATCGCTAAATTAAAGTAAGCATAATCATTAGTAACACCATATGTGTCGGCAACTATAGCGTGAGCTTTAAAATCCTTACCTTTGTAGATAGAAGGTAAAGTAACCCACTTAACACCGTTAGAATGATTTAATCCAGTAACGGTTATAACATCAAATAAATAGTTGGTTTTATAGTTTGATCCGCCTTCGCTGTGATACAAACCATTAGCAGACATTATCGTTTTAGACCCATCTGAGTGTGAATATTCTAGTTTATTCCCATCTACATATAAGTTGCTGTTTATAGCATTCCAAGCAGTCGTAACGAAGTTCGTTTTGTTCCCGACTAACCGATCAACATCCAGATTAAGAATTTTAGCACTCGTAACGGCAGCATCTGCAATCTGCAAAGTATCAATCGTTCCGTTTTTGATCACTGCACCGTCCATAAAGGCAGTACCGGTAATATAGGTTGAGTTTGCACTAATATAGAGCTTCTCATTCTCAATCAATGTTCTTCCTGCTTCTTGATTGATACGAGCGACGACTTCGCCTTCCAGGACGGTTTGAGCAAGGATTGAGTCTCTAGTTACTTGCAGTTGACTGTATGTTGCTGTATCTTCGGGTGCTATAGAGAACTCTTTATTGTGTTTCCCTTTAGCTACTTTGATGTTTTTTACAAAAAAGTTTGCCCATTGCAGTCTGTAAAAATCTATAAAATGAAATACATCTTTACTGTAATTCGTTACCTCAACCGATACAGATACTCTTTTGTAACTGTTAGAATTATTAGTAACAATTTTGGTTCCGACTGAATCACATATGTCAACGTACATTGAGACTTCTACCGCTTGGTCACCTCTTATATCAAAAGAAACCGTCCACCAACCATTTTCAGTTATAACTCTATTCAACCTAACTTTTCCAACACCGCTTGAATTACCAGTCGCGATGAAGCCGTATGGTGTGTTTTCATTTCTTGGTTCAAAATAGGATAAATTACCCAAATTTTCAAAATTATGTGTTCTTGTGAAATAATTTCGGTCACCAATCTCAAGATTCTCAAAGTCACCAGATAGTACTCTAAACCCTTCTGAAATTGTAGACACTTGCGTTTCCAATCCTGTTTCTGGATCACTGACAGTATCTTGAATCCCTTTAACGGTTGTTTCGGTCGTAGCTATTCGACCTTCTGCATTGGTGATTGAAGTCGTATGACCTTTTACGGTCGATTCGATAGTGGTAATGTTCCCTTCAATATCACTAATGGTTTGTGTCGTCCCATCGACAGTATTTTTAATCTCATTAACAGCTGTTACTGTCACTTTGCCATCAAGGTCAGTTTGAATGGTTGCGATGGTTTGCGTCGTCCCATTTACTGTTGATTCTATTTCATTTACCTTCGTCACACTGGCTTTACTATCAAGATCAGTTTCGACAGATGCAATTCTCTGCACTGTGCCGTCTACTGTACTTTCGATCGCATTGACTTTTGTCACAGAAGCTTTATTGACAAGGTCGGTTTCGACACTGCTGACTCTTTGTTTGAACCCATCAAAAGTTTGTGTCCACTCGGATTCCATCGTTGATACATTTCCAGTCAGTGTATCGACAGTTGTTTGATCGGCTTTGATAGATAGGGCTTCAGCGGTAGCTTTAATATCCAAAGTGTGCTTTTCAACTGTACCTTGTAAAGTGTCCACTATTGATTTCTCAGCTTTTAATCCGACAGCTTCTTTGTTCTGATATGCTAACGTAGAGACACTTTCAACAGTTCCCTCTAACTCGTTATAGATTGTTTGAGAGACTTTGCTGGATAACTCTCCATTTATTCGAGCAATCTCTACTTGCACATCTTCTGGAGCTGGTGACCAAGCAGTCACTTTCGTCCCTTGTTGAGCGGTAGGGGAATTAACAGTTGCGGCTCCAGCCCCTTTTAACCAAAAATATAGTCTAGGACCGTTTGTGTATTCAACTTCAACCTCAAATTTTTGCCATTCTACTGATAGTTGGAAATCTCTAGCACCTCTGCCGCCATGTAGTTCAACATGTAAAGTAGTGCTTCCTTCTATTGCTTTTGCAAAAAACACGACAATTATTTTAGATCCCTCTTCCAAGCTAGTCGATAACCTCGATGAGACAGACCCTGCACTACCTCCGCCTGTTCCTGACCCCACAATTCTTAATGAATTATTTCCGTTGTAAGTTTGAGAAGTATCTAATAAAGCGCTGTGGTTACCTGCGCTTTCCCAATAGTCCCTACTAAATACAAAACCGCTGTTTCTTAGTAGATTCCGTCCACTGATCTGCAAATTAGCATAAGCATATAACGCACTCTGAGCATCAGAGATTGCAGTACGAGCATCACTTAACGCAGTTGCAGCATTACTTTCAGCAATTCCTGCTATATCTATAGCAGACTGTACGTCAGTCATCGCTGCTAGTGCATTAGTCTCAGCGGTTTCAGCAAGCGTCTTGGTGTTGATGAGCGCTTCATCTAAAGTGGTAAATCCTGCGTTGTTAATGGCAGTGTTCAGTTCTTGCGCACTCTCATCCGCTGATTGTTTGACGGCTTCTAGGTCTTCTTGTTGCTGGGCTATGGCTTCGGCATTCTGATTAGCTAGACGTGGATCACTGACGACTTTCCAAATAACCCCGTTCCATACTTTAGTGATAGTATATTGTCCATCTTCCTGGAACCAGGTATCTCCAATCTTAGTAGCAATTGGTTCATCTGGACCATAGAACGTCATGTTAATTCCATTCGCGCTGACTACGGCAATGTTTCGTGCGTCTTCCGCTTCACGCTTAGCGGCTTTCGCTTCTTTACTGATTGACTTGAATCGGTCTGCCATACTAGCTCTTACATGACCAACTTCAATTTCATCATATCTTTCTAAGTTAACGTTCCAGACCGTCCTTACGACCTTAGCGATTGTATCGATACCTAGTTTATCGAAATGAATTTTCACTCGATCAAATAGATTGATTGTTTCAGCTTCTGCGTATTCCGGAAACTCCAAAGATTTAGCTAGATCAATATGAGATAGCTGAATCGATACAGACGGTACACCTACATCATTGTTTTCAATATACGTCTGAGCTAAAGCATCTAGCTCTGCAGCAGTCGGTTTCTCTTCGTCAAAGTCCAGTGTAAATTCAACCGGCAATACTTTCTCATGATGATACTTATCGACATACTCACTGTGAACCACATTTCCAGAAACGAATTCTTCTTCGCCGTCTTCTGTCCGCCAAATAGCATAAGGAAATACCGACGTAAACGTATTGAGAATACTCTCTTCTTGTTCCAGGTCAATTAGGTTCCGGCCATACGCGATCATGGCATTTGCTTGTCTACCTCTTTGTTTGAGTAGCGAAATGTGATAGTTGTCGAATAAGAACTCTCCACCCCAGGTATCTAAAATAGACCCTTCAACGCCGCTCAATGCTTGTCTGAGATTTTCAATATCTCGAATGGTAAACGTCGTGCTATTAGATGTTGTAATATCACTGGTCATCGTAAACGGCTTAAAAGTACCTAGTCCAAATGATTGAGCTTGTCTCATAGCGTTTTGTGCAGTACCAGTTAACGTGACTTTAGGCGGCATTGAAATATCCAAAGTTTGATAAGAAATGTGTTCCGCATACACAGTCACATGGTTCTTTCTCATGGATTTCTGCAGCCGCTTGATTTCAAATCGTTGTGCTTTTAATTCCGGTCCGGCATCCGCTTTGATCAAGTTGCCATTCTTCAGCTGATTAAATAGCTTTCCATCTACCGGATAATCCATTTCAAGGATAAACTCGCTGTTTCCCACCTGTGTGACTTTCGGCGGCTTAGCATCTGTTAAAACACCCAACCCTAGATTAAAGAAGTTAGTCGCATTCGCTGCATAAAGAATGGCATGACTCATGGCAACAACGCCTCCCATCTAGGAATCATCGTAATGGTTGCTGTTCCAGTCCAGCTGATCGTTGACTGACCAACTGGAATCGTTGGAAATGGATAGGTATACACTTTATCCCAATCCGGAATACGACCATTGATGTTGACCGCTACTTTAGCCAATACGTCAATAATGATTCCATTATCGACACCTTGAAGTTCAAGCTGCTGGCCACCGATTGTAATCGTCATATCTCCATTGCCAGTGACCTTCAGCAGTGGACGAGCAGGACGTGATCCAATGTTGTTAATCGTCTGGCCATTCGTGAGTGGTACTTCATTCAGCCCTTCTTTATAAAACTTGTAAGGTTTAAAACGAAATGGAATGATCGCTTTAGCATACTGCAGAATCAGTCTCTGGATGTCGTATTGCTCATAATGAATAACATTATAGACATATCCTGTGTTGTCTGAGAACGTTAATTCATGCCATCCTACGTCAGTTTTAAGCCAATTCGACACATCATCTGCGACTTGGTTTAAGTTGCGCCCAGGCTCCACATAAACAGGAATACCGCGGCTCACACCCTTGTATCGTTTGTTGTCGATTGGGACGTCACCGTCTACTCCTGGTACTTCTTCCATAGTTAAATCATATTCTGGCGCAATCAAAGAAAATTCCGGATCGATTAGCAATCCGAAATCCGTTGATTTTTTACCTTTATATTCAAAATAAGCAATTCCGATGGCTAACCGCCCCTTTCTTGTGTTTGCGTTAAGAATGCAAGATCTCGACTGATTTGTCTTACGTCAAAGTCATTGCCTTCCGGAATATTTATATTGATTTGCGGTTGCTGACGACTAACTACATTCAGCATTTGTCTTAGTAAATTTTCCAATCCACTGAAATCATTACTCAAATTAATAAATTGATTTTGATTAGTCGCTTCTCTAACTCGATTAATATTTTGGATTACAGTAGAGTCTGCTGGTATCCCCACACCGTTTGCATATTGAGGAATACCAGGGAACAGTTTCTCAGTGAGTGAAGCTCTGTATACTTTTGTTCCAATTGGTTCGTTGGGTAAGAATACGTTACGACCTTCTGGAATATAAGAAGTACCATCTGGCCTTTGAATCAATTCTCTAAACTTAGAACCTTTTTGATCATTAACCAACATTGCCCCACCAGGATGGAAGTTAGTACCCATAGCTCTAGTTGCATAAGCTCCTATTCCTGTAGGTGCTGATCCAACAGTTTCATAACGAGTTGTGAATGTTTTGGTTCCTGAGCTAATTCTACTCCAAGCATCTCTAGCACGATCAAGCGCATTTTTAGTGCTATCAGCGTTTGTGGATATCGGTAAGTTCTTTGATCCAGGATTGAAAGCTTTATAGTCTTTTAGAAGACTTTGTGCTTTCTGTGTTGGAATTACCGCGCTATAATTATTTACTTTCAATTTCTTTTCAAACTCAGGTAGATTTTTCCATGCATTATATTCTTCTTCTGATTTTAATATCTTAGAAATTAGATCGATATTATTTCCAAGTATATCCTTCTCTTTAGTAGGTAAGTTTAACCAACGCATATATTCAGTCTCTGAATTTAAAACTGTAGATAATAAATCTGTATTATCTCCAAGAAACTTTTTGTCATTTTCTGGTAATCCCATCCAACGATTGTAGTACTCTTCTGATTCAAGGATAGCAGCCATTAAATCAGCATTCTCTCCAAGTATCAATTTGTTTTCATCTGGTAATTCCTTGAAACGATTGTAAGCTTCATCAGATTCGAACAACTTGGTCATTAAATCATAGTTATTAGCCAGAATTTCTTTTACTTCTGGATTCAAATTCTGCCACATTGACATCTTTTCTTCGGATTCCATTATAGATACCATAAAACCATAATTATCAGCATCTACTTGCTTGATTTCAGTATCGTACTCATCCCATAAACCAAGATAAGCAAGTGTTTCGGTCATCTTTTCCGGAGTATTTGAATACATCAAAGCAGTTTTTTCTTCTAGCTCAAGATTGTTCCACTCTCCACTATTGTCTAGAGAACGAATGATTGTCTCTGAGAACTCATCGTTGATAACGATTTGCTTCTCTTCCCATGACATACCGTCCCACCAGCCATTTTGAATAGCAGCTTCACCTATGATCTGTTTAGCATTAGAACTTATGTTAGCATCTTTCAACTGAAATCTAAGGTTATTCCATGTAGCAGTATCTTCTGCAGCTTCATTCACTAATTTTGGTAAGTCAGTTTCAAAATCACCTTGTTTAGCTTCAAAGACTAAGTCATTCCATACATCAGCTCCACGATTACCTTCATTGGCCATCCAGGATACACTTTCACCAGCTTCTAAAGCTGATTCTCTAAGAGCATTAGACATCCTTTTTCCGTTATCAATAATGTCTTGGTTAGCTTCTGCCATTTGTGATCCGGTTGCGTTCATCTCATTAGCCAGTTGGCCATTACCAAAACTAATTTCTTCAGCAATTTCTGGATATTTTTCAGCTATCAAAGCAAGTTGTGCATCCAAGGCATTAGTTGTTTCTTCGTTTATAGCAGCGAAATCTTCTCTTATACTTTCAGCAAGTTCACTATCTGGATCAAGTTCCATAGCTTCAATATACTCTTCAGCTTTTTCTTTCATTTCTCCAGTGTGTAATACCATTTGCTGTCTTTGCTCAGCTAAATTCTGCGCCCACACTGTAGCTTGCTCCTTAGAGGCAGAATCTATATTACCAGTCAAGGCTTCTAAAATTTTCTTTTGTTCCGCTTCTGAATTTGCTAGCGTTCCAACGTATTCTTTAGCAATTTCATTTGATAAATCAGCAAGAATCTTAGCTGTTTCAGCGCTCATATCAACAGCACTATTTTTTTCTTTTTCTCTTATTTCACTAGCTCTTTCTACGTAACTATTTACATTTTCTAAAGAATCTTGAAGACCTTGTTGTTCTTCGGTAAGCATTTCTTTAGTTGATTCACTCAGTACATCAGAATATTTTTCTAGGACTTCTCCAAATTTCTCAATTCGACCGTTTAGTTCTTCCTCAACAACGGTTCCTAGTTTCTCAAAACTAGCCATCATATCATCAGAATCAGTTTCTACTCCCAATTTCATAGCATTATATTTACTACCGATTTCAGATGTGGCAACATCCATATCGTTTAATGCTTCATCCGCAGTTTCACTTACATCTGATCCCCAACGTCTAGTTCTTTCAGCAGAGTTATAGGCTTCTTCTCCCCAAAGCTTCCACGCTCCATAACCAATGGCTAAAGCACCACCGACTCCAACTATTCCTAGAATGGCTGGTCCTAATGGTCCTAAAGTAGCAGCCATCGCGCCTAATCCAGTTGGTCCGGCTGCTGTTCCAGCGGCTGTCCCGAACGTAGTAACTGTTCCAGCACCACTGGACAATGTTTTCATGTAATCTCCAGCAGTAATATTTCCTGAAGTAAATAGGTCCTTAACTTCTTCAAGTGCTTTTTTCTTGGCCATAGAAGCAGATAAATCAACAAACGATTTTCCAACTCCACCAACACTACTTGATAATTTTCCTGTTATAGAAAGTAGTGGACCAGCAGCGGCTGCAGTACCAAGTAATCCAATGATGAATCGTTGCTTGTCTGGATCTGCTTCACTAAATGCTTCTGCCAAGTCTCCTAACATTTCAACTAATGGTTTTGAAGCTTCCAAGCCATCACGTAATGCATCGACGAATGGTCCACCTAAATCAATAGCGGCATCCACTGCTTCATTTTTAAGCATTTTAAGTTTAGACTCAGTAGTTTCGTATCGTTTACCCGCTTCTTCTGTTAAAGCAGTATTTTCTTCGAATGCTTCACTAGATAGGTCAACTGATTCAGCAAATAGTTCACTTGCATTTCCTGCTCGTAAAAGTGAGTCTCTCAATCTAACTTCTGAAATTCCCATTTCATCTAGCAATTCAATAGCAGTTGTTCCTTTATCTTCTGCAGTACCTAATCCCTCGATAAAAGCACCTAAAGCGCCAACCGCATCATCTTGGAATGCTTTAACAAATTGATCTCCTGTCATCCCTGCAATTGCTGAGAATCCTTCAAGATCTTTACCAGCACCAATGATGTCATTCAATTCGCTCTTAGTCATATTTAAGGACTCAGCTACATCAGTAAATGCCATGCTATCATTTGAAGCCATTAATTCTAATTCACGTCTTGTAAGTCCTGTCGCTTCTTCTAGATCACGTACTGCTTCTAAGCCTGTTTCTGTAGCAACAGCCATATTTACCATTACTTTTGATATAGCAGAACCACCCATCTCAGCTTCTATACCAACTGATGATAGTGCAGCGGATAATCCTAGAATATCTGCTTGTGATAATCCGATCTGTGATCCAGCTCCAGCTAAACGTAGAGCCATTTCACTGATTTCTGCCTCAGTCGTTGCAAAGTTATTTCCTAAAGCAACAATGGAAGATCCAGCGTTGTCGAACTCTGACTGACTCATTTTGGTTATATTAGCAAACCTTGCTAATTGAGTCGCGGCAGTTTCAGCAGATAAGTTTGTAGATTCCCCTAAATCAATCATGGTCTTAGTAAATGCTACAACATTCTCTGATTGAATACCTAATTGTCCGGCCGCTTCTGCAACTGCTGCTATTTCACCATGGCTTGATGGTAATTCTTTTGCTAGGTTTCGTAGTCCTTCCTCTAAATCTTTGTATGAATAGACAACCTTACCAGTGGAATCTACTACTTCATCATTCGTTTTAAGTACACCAGCGAAAGAAGATTCCCACGTCACTGCTGCTGTAGTAACTGCTGCTGCTACTCCCGCAACCGGAATCGTGACACCTTTGGTAAGGCCTTTACCCATTGATTGCATTTTGTCGCCTGCAGTCACAAGTTTTTCACTAGCATTACTTATAGCTCCTGTTGCTCCAGTGGTTTTTACTTCCATTTCTGCTAGTTTTCCAACTGTCGTACCTAACTGAGCTTCATATCCAGCTAATTTCGCTTGAGCATCGTTATATTTTTGAGCAGCCTTAGCTGTTTTAGAGGTAGCATTTCCTTGTGCATCTAAAGTATTGTCATAAGCTTTTTTCAGGTATCCTAGCTCATTTTTTTGAGCTGTTACGACCTTTGTTAATGCTTGATTTTTGAAACTCAATGCATCTAGTTTATTACCACCTGATTCAACAATCTTAAAGCCTGCAGCCATTTCTCGTGTAGCCGTTTTAGTAGCTCGTGTAGCTCCTGTCAAAGTGCTTGAAAAAGCAGTAGTATCTAATCCTAAAGTGATTACCATTTGACCAAGAGGTTTTCCGTTTTGAACCAACTATTTTCCTCCTTTCCTTAAAAGTCCATTTCATTAAACCAATCTTCCATAGAAATAACCTTGCGAGACTGATTTGTCTGACCTTGCTGACTTCCTTCTGATTCACCAGTCGATAGCATGATTTCGTCAAGATATAAGACATCTGTCTCTAAAATGGTATTTATGTTCCAACCTGGATAGTGCTTAATGATTTGTTTCATAAAATCAATAAAAGAGGCGTAAAGATCTCTCCCTTTTACTGTTCCTTTTTTTCTTCACCATCATTACTCAGGTCTTCTTTTTTCATACCTAAAACACGAAATTTAATAATATCCATGAGTACATCACTGTTTTCTACTTCTAAACCATCTAGAATCAAATCTTTAGTTACTTTCTCATCTTCGAAAAGACTAGCAACAAAGCCTGCCCTGTATTCTGTTAATTCTTCTGAAGTAGCCCCATCCGGTTCGCCATTATTGTCTACTCGATCGACTAACTCCGCTTCTTCTCGGATATATTGCAACCGTTTCTTAAACGGAACAAACTCCTGAGTAAAAGTTTTAAATTGACCATTAGGCATTCTTAACTGTAATTTGATAGCTGACATGTATTGATTCCTCCATTATTTAAAATAAAAAGGTTAGCCCGTTTGGACTAACCTTAAATTATTATGTTGTTGATGTTTCTCCAGTTCCTGTCTCTGTACCTGTTTCAGCCTGCGCTCCGAATAATTCAACTTTTAAAGCTTCGAATTCTGCATCACCTTTAGCGAACCCAACTGTTTCACTTTTGCCATCAATCAATTTAGCAGATGGAGCGAAAGAGTATTGGTCAGCTTCTAACGCTGTTGGACTTCCTTCTTTAGTTGTAGAACCAACTGTTCCTCGACCGAATTTACCAGCATATAAACCAGTACCCATTTTAGCTCCACGTAAATCTTGAGATTCAAACAATACCGCACAGAATGGTGGACGAGTAGCTTCACCAGCATGGTGAACTCCATTTTCACTCTTTTGTCTACCTAATACTTGATGTTCTAATTCATATGGTAAATCTAGGGCACTGAATGTTGCAGCAACGTCTCCTACACCTTCATTGAAAATGTGGTAAGGAATATCTGATCCATAAGTTTTGATTGCTTCAGGAGAGATATTTGTAATCTCGAATGAGCTAGTTGCCCCTTCGTTTGCTACACCTTCGATTACATGTAATCCATCAGCTACTGGATTATAATCCTCATCTAAAAATTGAATATACGCTCTTCTAAATCCTACATGTGACATAATTTATTTCCTCCTAGTTGTTGTGTACTGTCTTGTCAGTACTTGAATTTTCTCGTTTTCTGAATGTGGTCGATCTTCCCCATAGACCTGAAAGAAGTCTGCTGTTTCCAATCCACGATCTAATCGATCGGTTATATCTTCGATATCTGTCTTATTTAAATCAATAAAAGCCATCACTTGTATGCGATAGCTTCGTGTATGATATTTATTTGATCCATGAGAACCATTAGTATCTCCAACACTCTCAATTTTGAAGTATGGCACTTCTTCTAAACTTTTGTATCTATCTGGAACTATATATCCAAAGAAAGGTGAATCAACCAATTCAGGGAATATTTTTGGTAGTATTTCTACCGCAACTTCTGCGACTGGCGTCATAACCCTAACCCTCTTTTCAATTCAGACATATATTCTTGCATGACTGCTTCTGCTTCGGTTTCTACAGTTTTCTCAATGAAATGTTGACCGACTTGGTGTTCAGAACCCATATTAACTACGTGAGCTCGGAAATAAGCACCTTTACCGTAACCTACATCAACTTCCCCATTCTCTTGAACTGCTCCAACTGAAACCGTCTCTTGTAATAAGGTTCTTCCCGTAGAATCATCAACCGGTGTATTGGCTTCAAGTCGTTCTCCTAGTTTAAAACCAGCAGACTTCCCTGCTTTACGCCGGATACGTCCGTCTACATCGGCGATTGTCTGAGATACAGTTCTTTCTAAATCACCTAAATCTACATTAACTACCATTAACTCACCGCCTTTAATATCAAAAGCATAAAGTCTTCATTTTCAACATCAGGGTTGATTTCCATAATGTTATATTCCACACCTTTAATTTCAGCAATCCAATCAGGTTGAATCTCTTCTCTTTGTTTTTGACGGATTACAATATTTACTGTGTTTTTATAGGCAGCATCTTCGCCCTTTACTTCAGATAGAAATTTCTGCTTATAAGCAAACCATGGATTTAAAACAGGCTTATACTTTGGTATTTTAGTTCCGTTAGGGCCTGTTTCGTAGCCGTCACGTTTCTTGAATACTATTCTTCTATTCAGTTTGCCTGTCCTACTAAGCGCCATCAGAAACACCTTCTTCAAAAACTTTGTATTCTGCTTTTAATAAAAGCAACAGACTGGTATACCCTAAGTCGTATTCTCTTAATGTTCCGTTAACATTTCCAGATTCAATAGTAGCAGAGCGTGTTTTATAGAAGTGGTCAGCCAACATGATAGCAGCAGTATTTAAAAGATCATTAATTTCATCATTTTGAGTATAAAAAGAGGGCTTATCTCTTCCGATAGCCCCTTTCATACTAGCTACTGCCGTGTTGAATGCTCGTTTTACATCTACATCGTCGTCGTCAGTATCAATTTTCATACTAATCTTAATTTCTTCTAAATCATCATTCACATTTAACATCTAACTCAACACCTCTATTCTGCAGCTGTAACAGTTACTAAGCATTCTGCAGTAAAGGACCCATCTTCAGTAGTTACAGTAATCGTAACTTCTCCAGCTGCAATACCTGTTACTTTTCCTAACTTAGGTGTTACAGTAGCGATTGAATCATCACTTGATGTGTAGTTGATATTTTTATTTGTAGCATCTTCTGGAGCTACTGTTGCGGACAACGTTTCGCTAGCCCCTACAACCAAAGTCGTTTCCGTTTTGTTTAATGTTACCCCGGTAACGTCAATTGGAGCAGGGGTTACACTTTTTTTGCTAAACGGAATGCAGAAGCTAATTTAATTTTGTGATCCATCCATGCAGTTACAACGAATGAATGCATACCAGTTTTAACATTCTTGTCTTGTTCATATAAAGCATTAATATCGTAGTTATAGTGAGAGTATGAAAAATCTCCTACTACTGGAACAGTAGCTTTATCAATGAAAACAGTTGGATATCCTAACACTTCTTCTGGTTTTTTGCCAAATAATGATTCAGCACCATTAGCTAACTCTTTGATCATTGCGTAGTAATCAGCTTTACGCATAACGATAGTAGCATTTTCAGCATATGAATCTTCTAAATCAGCAGCAGCATTAAGAAGTGACTCAAACATTGTAGCACCTGTTACCTCTTTAATATTAACCTCAGTAGTATCATAAAAACTCATGTGCTCTTCACCGACTTTAGGTGTAGTAGCGAACGCAACTTTCTTCTCTTTAAAAGCTACACCACCTTGCAAGTTAGCTTCTACAGTAGATACCAAGTCTGTATTTGTTCCATTAACCACTGTTTCTGATAAATCAGTAAATACTTTGAATTTATGACGTCCAAAAGTAACTACGCTACCCGTAGCTTTTAGTTCTTTTGCAGTTGCACCATCTTCAATAAAGTCATCATCATCAAGTGTGAAAGTAACTTTAGGAAGTTCTAAGTTAGGAATAGTTGTCATTGCAGACAATCCTCTAAGTGGATTCTTCTGAGCAGGCTCAGCAATTACATTAGTTCCAGTATTTTTAGGAATAAAGTTATTCCCACCCGTAGCAGAATTATCTAACAAAGCTTGGAAGACATTTCCATCATAAGTGCTTTGCAACAAATCAGAAGCATCTTTGTTTACTGCATCTTTTTTCATTGTTGCTCTAATTAATTCGGCTTTTGCATCGATTACTTTTTGTTTAGGATCCTCAGCATGTGAAAATTGTCCTTTAGATCACTAGTGTTGCATAAAACTTAGAATAAATGATTTTTATACATTGTTACTTTAATCACAAGTAGTTTTCATTAAAATTTCCAAAAAAGTCAATTGCTGGCGCAAGGGATGACTTTTTCCAGAAATTTTTAGGGTTATTCAGTTGTCGCTTAGTCTATTTGCACTTTCTTTCACTTAACCAGGTGCGAACGATGCTTTGAAACACTCAAACGGTTCATACTGTAACGCTCTGATTTGTCTCAAAATTGTGAAGAGGCTTGATTTCAACCTTAATTCAAGTTTCATCAGTAACGTCAATAAGTAGACTATCATCGCAAGAATCACCTGATTCTCTACACCTTGTTCAGACTGTGAATAGTACGTTTTAATGGTCAAATGTTGTTTGATATGCTTGAAAAACAACTCGATCTGCCATCTTGATTGATACATTTTTCCGATGTCCTCTGCTGAAAGATCCATTCGGTTCGTCAGGATACGCAGATTCGATCGATGCTTACGTTCAATCGTTATTAAACGAAACAACCCCGTCAGGTAGGTCGATTTGCCCAGCTGAACCAATTGGTCACTGATAATCCCTGATTCATGAGACACTTCCAAGTGCGCTTGAACATGAACGGCTGTATTCTTTTTAATGCGGGAGACGAAAAAGTAGCCCTCCCAGTTCATTTGATCAAACTGAGTGAAATCCAGATACCCGCGATCAAAAACATAGGTCGCCCGTTTCTCATTAATAAAGACGTTCAAGTGATCATGGTCGTGTTCAGAGGCATTGGACAGTTCGAATTGTTCAGGGTGCACCCATCCTTCTTTCATATGACAGACTTTTAAGTGCAGTTTGATTCCCGACTTAGTCGGGCGAAACGTGCCCCAGGGATACCGCGTTTTATTCAGTGAAAAAGTGGACGAATCAATTAAGAACACTCTTTCTTTTGATTGCACCGCTGTTTTTTCATGAACCAGTGAAAGTAATTGCGTGAAAATATCCATCAATACGGAGGGTTCCATCTTTCGCAGGGCACGTGACAATTGAGAATAGCTAATAGACTCAATACCCATCACTTTTTTTAATTTTGGGTTGACCAACTGTTGATCCAAATGCCGTAGGCTATCGGTTTCATCATTAATCGCATAGAGAAAGAGTTTCAGTACTTTCTTAAACGTTAACTTTTTTGAATAGCGATTAAACTGACCGATAACCTGTCGAGACGTTTCACTTAATTTTTCTAAAGAAATGTACGAAAACCATTTATTTATGGTCATTTTTGTTTTATACTTATCCATGCTATAAGTCCTTTGTTTTGGTCTTGGATAAGTCATCCAACCCCATTATAAAGGACTTTTTTATGTGTTGAAACAGTTAAATTATTTAATGCAACACTAGTGCCTTTAGATAAATTCTCTTTTTGCTCATTTTCCATTTGTTGAAGTTGGCCGTTTAAAATATCAAAACGTTGTTGAAGATTTGTTTTAGATTTTTCTAAATCTGATAATTGTTCTGCAGTTGTAGCAGGTTCAGTTGCTTTTTGCACAATTTCGTTGTTAGTTTTTTGAATCTGTTGCCCAATAGTTGATAAGTCTTGTTTTAATTCGAAAATTGTTTTCATACTTTATATTCCTCCCAGAATAGCGCCAATTAAGGCATTGTTTTGTTGTGCTTCTTTTAAAAGCCTTTCTCTTATTTCTTTGTCTGCTGTACTCGACTGATTTACAGTCATAAGTCTTTCAGGAACACTTTGATAATGTTGAAATAAATCTTCATTAATCGCAGCAACCATCTGATTTGATACAATGACAGAATCACAAAGGCCTATTTCAAATGCTTCTTGAGCAGACATCCATGTTTCTTCATCCATGATTTGCTTGATTTTTTCTTCGGTAAGTTGATCTCCTGCTTTTGATAAGTAGGTAATCACTGAAGACTCAGCAATTTTGTCTAAGTCATCCGCTGTCTTTCGTAGCTCATTTGCATTACCGAATATACCTAGCATAGGATTATGAATCATCAACATACTATTCTCTGGCATAATGACTTCATCACAACTGGCTACAATTACACTAGCAATTGAAGCAGCCAATGCATCAACATAAGCTGTGACATGTGCTTTATGATGTTTCAACATATTTCCAATAGCAATCCCTTCAAATACAGAACCACCTGGAGAATTAATATGCAGGTTAATTGAGTCTACATCACCTAAAGCTTTTAAATCCTTCTGAAAACTAGAAGCAGTCGTATCTTCATCGTCCCATTTAAAACTTACTATTGGACCATAAATAAAGATTTCTGCTACTCCCGCCACTGATGACTGTTTGACTTCCCAAAACTTTTTCACTCTCTCACCTCTTTTCAAGGTATAAAAATAGCCGTTACTCATTGAGTAGCGACTTGATTATTTTGTATAACAGCCAACAATTCTTATTGCATCGTTATGGACCATACGTAAATTTGTTTTATAAGTTTTAGTATAGTAATCTCTTTTTGCTCTTACATTCGAAGGTGGATTATAGATTTCTTCCGGCGCTTCTAGTCCTGGCAATTTAATCAATACAACTATGCCTCGTTTGTTTGCTAATGCAATATCACATGTGGCTTTTAACTCATCCATTGTCTTAATATTTTCAAACACTCTCTCACCACCTCTCAAAACATAAAAATAATAAATCATATTTCATCTTTTGAATCTGGTTTACCACCTGATTTTCTTAAAATTGGATCCATTTCCAAAGGATACATATCTCCTGAGATCCATAATTCATCAGCTTGGTTACCACGTGGAGGCAGCTCTTCTAATCTTCTAACTTCATCTCGCGACATCCAACCATCACGAAGCGCACCATGATAAAACTGTTGCCGGGATGTAGAATCTCCACGTAATAAAGCATTCAAGTTAAACTTAAAGTAAAAACCCTGAACTCTTTCTTTTGAAGTCAATAATTTCTTATTAAACTCTCTCTCGTATTGTTTTACAATTGGAGCTAAAGTCATATTTACGAATAGCTGCATTAGTTGCTCATTTGAAGAGAAGCTTTCACTGCCTTTGTTAAGAAAAACTCCTGGAACATTATATACATTAGCTATTCTGTCTCTCGTTACGCTTTCAGCTATCTGCATATCTCCGGCAACAAATTTACGGTCCATTTTGTCAATTTCTACTCCTGGTTCTTGAAATAGCACTCCACCGTTTTCTTCATAGAATCTTCTGAAGTCTTCAACAACAGCATCTCTTTTTTTCTCATCAATGTTTGACTGGTATGTCAAAATAAATGAGTCTCTTAGTGACATCATTTCTTTTAAAGAAAACTCTCGGACAGCCTTATCAAAATCGTTAGATCCTTTTAAAACTGCAATTGGGCTTATCCCTTTCCAATTTCCACTACCAGTAATGTGTCGAACATGAATTATATCTGAATTATGAAAGAAAAAATTCTTTCCTCCGTTTCTAACTTGATACCAAAGCTCACCAGAATTCCCTTCTATAACAGGCTCTACATTAATTGGAACTAAAGGTACTAATTTTTCAAAAGCGCCTCTTACATCACGAAAAATTAAAGCGTAGCCATTCCCGTTTGTATTCCTCGAAACTTCCATTACATTTAGTATTGAGTCCAAGGTTTGATTGGAATTTGGGTAATAAATTAAGCGATCCATTTGTTCATCAAACTGCTGGTCATACTTTTTATATTTCTTAAAAGGCAGACTAGATAATGTATTGGAGAGCCGCGATACTATAGAGAAGATGTTTTCATTAGTTTCTAAAGTTCCGTTTTCAAATCCAAAGAACGTTTTTCCTAACCAAGAAGAAAAGCGATTATCATTAGTACCACCTTCTAAAACTGCCTGTTTAACAAATTTAGGAGTAATCCTATTTACAGCTCGTTGAAATATATTCAATCTCACACCTCCTTTCATCGTTTCAGCATATTTCTAACAGAAATAAATCCTATATCTCCATTTCCTTGTGGAGTTACAAGTAAATCTAAAACTTTAACGTGACTATTCAAAGCTGCAGCAAATCCATCTATTTTCCTGTTTTTATTTTGTTTAGTAGGTAAGTAGTTAGAATTTCTATCCTTAACCAACTTCACATTCGATAAATACCAATTAAAGAGCTTAGAATTGTTATGAATAATCTTTCCATCCAATAACATTTCTTTAAAGTTCTGCATTGGACCACCTAACGTAACAAACCCTTGTCTAGTCTCTTCAGTTGAGAATCCATAGTTGATTAATTCTTTATTTAACCTAAGCGCTTTGGCTTTATCATAGTTAATTTGAATAATATCATACAGCTTAGATTTCTCAACAAACCACTCAAAGACATATTCATAATTGACGTAATCTCCTGGAATGATTGTTAAATCTCCATTCTTTTCCCAAGCTTTAATTCTTTCTTTATTCTGATCTCTGTCATATCTTGCTTGAGGAATCCAAGTATGCTGCATAATAAAAACCTCGCCATCATCTAAAGGAAATTCTAGTACTGCAGCTGTAAAGTCTTCCGTTTCCGAAAGGTCAAAGCCGCCTACACATTGTTTCCCTTTTAATGTTTCGAGGTCGATTTGTTTATTATTCTTTTTGATCGTTGGCATATCTACAAAAGATAACTCATCAATATCAGAGAATAAATTGAATTGTTTTGTAATCCAATCGGCAAACTCTTTAGGATCTTTTTTGTCTTTGATATAGTCATCAACTAGACCAACAAAATTCATTAAGCAGATATTCGGATTAGCTTTAATCCAATTAGTAGGATCATCAGCTTCTTCAGGACTGTCTAACTTAGAAATATAATAGAATGTTCTTTCATCAATATCATCTTCCAAATGTTCTAAACAATCTAAAGCTTGTTCATAATAAGAAGTAAGCGGACCTTCTAGAACATAACCTGCAGTCGTGATATAAACGATTAGAGGCTGCTTACGAGTACCTCTAGACTTTTTGATAACATTGATTAGCTTGTAATTCGTAAACTCATGTATCTCGTCAAAGATACCAAAGTGGGTATTTAAACCATCCAATTTGCGACTATCTGAAGCACGTGGCTCCATTTTAGAAAAGGTAGGTTCATAATTAATTGAAGATCTCTTAGGCTTTCCAAACTTCTTATTAAGTGCTGGTGACTGTTTAACCATCTCCGAGGCTTTATCAAACAAAAGACCTGCTTGATCTCTAGCGTTGGCTAGTACATATACATTGGCACCAAGCTCACCATCATAGCCTACCATGTAAGTAGATAAGCCAGATATTAATGATGTCTTACCATTTTTACGACCAACAAAAACTAAAGCTTCACGAAATCTACGTTCTCCAGTATCTTTATGCACCCATCCGAACATTGAACCGATAACAAAATGCTGCCATGGTTGAAGAACAAAGTTTTCAAAATCTCCTTCTGTTGGCTTACACTTCTTTTCAATATAGCGAATTGGTCTGTGTGCTTTTTCTTCATCAAAAACCCAAGGAAATTCTTCTGTACCTTGTCTTTTAAGATCTCGCATGTGCCTTTTAGCAGCTTGAATGTTTTCTTTACTTGCTGGAATACTCTTATCTATAAGCCGTTCAGCATACCAAGTCGTAAGTAATTCTGGATAAGGTTTTAAAAGATAAGCACCCCATGAAGCTTGTTCCTCTCGGTACTCGTTCCAAAAAGCTACACGTTCAGTGTAGTTCATTTTTAAAATATTCTTAGAAGTCATCGTCATCATCTTCGTCTTCAGCCATTTTAATAGCTAATTTAGCTCTTGCTGAAGGAGATAAGCCCAAATCACTTCCGTAAGCTCTAATGTTCTTAGAACATGTATCCATTTGTTTAGAGAGAGGATTTCCATACATTTCAGGAGACAGTTCTATAGGCTCTCCAGTTATTTCGTAGTTTTCTTTTTGTTGTTTATATTCTTTCTTGTGTTCTGACTGCATTTTTTTATATTGCTTGGTTAGCAAAACATACTGAGAATACCAGCTACAATATAGAGCCATTGAATGTATATCTGGATTGCTGATCAATTCAACTGTCAGCAGTTCTTCCTGAATAAATGCAAAAGTCTTTTTCCCTAAAGCATCAAGCCATGATGGAGGTTTGATTTTATCCGTGGCCATCTTCATTTTTTCTTCGGCCTTGGCTCGTTTCTTTAATTCATCAGTATTCTTTTTGTTTGGGTTGCCATGAAGCAATTGTAAGCTTGCACTTTTAGCTGGTTGTGGCATCTTATCACCTTCTTTCTAAAATAAGTATTTGAAATCGTTATCACTAAGATTATAATAATAGCATCAGCACTCACTATGCTGAAATATATATTGGAGGTGTTTAAATGAGCCAATTGTACAAACCTGGAGAAGATAACAAACCTGCAGGTAAATACACAGAAGTTGGTCCTCGTGGCGGACAAGTATCTGGTGGACATAACGCAACGATTGACAAAGGCGACAGACTACCACCAACTTCTCAAAAGGGAAATAAATGGACTAAGAAATAATTCCAGACTAGGCTAATCGATGAAAATTGGTTAGCCTTTTCCCTTTTAAAAAAACTGAAAAGCGGTGTTTTTACAAAGGAAAGACTGCACCGTTCTCCACAAACACTTATACACCAACGTTTGTTTAGGGGGGCTATCTCTCATTGTTAGCATAGAATTTTACGACTGCCGTCTTGGGTTTTGCCTTCTTTTTACCACCACTTCGTTCCGGATGGTCCTTGTTATGGCATGTAGAACAAACTAACTCAAGGTTATCTTTATCCCAGAACAAAGATAAATCATCTCTTGCCTCTACTTTATGATGGACGATGTTACCTTTAGTGATAACCTTTCTTCTCTTGCACTCTTGGCATAGTCCGAAGTCTCTAGCCTTGATGACTGGTCTAAGCTTCTTCCACCGTTGAGTCTTGTAAAGCTTATCTATCTCATCACGTTGTCTTGGTCCATGCATCATCTGCTTACCAATACTCTCTGATGTCATAACGACATAAATGATTGACCTGGCTCCAATAACATTTCTCACATACCAAGTCACCATCCGTTAAGAGTTCAACACGCACTCGACCACACCTTTCACACGGATCACTTGTATATCCAATCGAATCAGGTATGCTTGATTCATCTGTAAACTCTCGAAAGTTAACTAATGTATTAACTTCCTCTTGTGAATGTTTATCGTTTGCTAAGTTGTCTATCTGTGTATTGTTGTTTATGATGCGGTAACTACATCCACGCCACTCAAAATTGTTCTCGCCTCGTCGCTTGGCTTTCTCTACTTGAAGCATCAGCTTACTGTACTCATAGGATTCAATACGCTTATTGATACGCTTAAGTATCCCAAACATTTACTCATCCTCCTTAATTTTATGTAAGAAAAAAGACCCCGTTAGGAGTCTCTATACTTATTTTCAATTAATAATTTATTTGAATAGTGAACTCTATTATTATGATCTTTAATATAAACTCTTATCTTTTTATCGATGTTTTCTTTTTTTAAGAACACATTTAATCCTATCTTGATAATATTTCTATCAGAGAATTCGATAGGAAAACCCATATCATAATAGGTTTCTTTATCATCCAATAAATTCAAGGTATTGTCTATCTCAAACCTATATCTTTTTAATCTATATCTGTAACCTATTTCAGTAATTTGAAAAGAGCTATAAGGATTTTTAGCTAATGTTAGAGTGTAGCTTTTTTGAAAATGCAAATCTAACCCTACTCTAACTTCAATTTTATCTTTATCTTTAATAAATGCTAAGTAAAGAGATAATATAACAGCAATAGTAGTTGATACAGATCCTAACATCTCCCAAAAATTACCGAGGTCAACATTTACATTCACAATTCTCTCCCTTTCTTTTCATAAAGATTTCTTTTTACTATACCAAAAACCCACCCGCGTTAACAGGTGGGAAACAGTATATCCTGAAAGTCTCAACTCGTTTCCGCAAGTAAGACTAGCAAGTAAAAAGCAGCTTAATAAAAGGAGATGTCGCATTTGCTTATGTGTTGTGGTTAATTACCACATTACCATAATAAAATTTATTAGCTGGGAAAACTACCGATTTTTTTCCCAATTTTAAATGTACCCAATCTTTTTAGCAAAACACTCCAATACCTTATATCTAATACGATACATAGTGGACCTCGATTGTTTCTTATCTTCATCTAGCGCTTGACCCAATGTCTCCCAATCCATATAGCTATTCTTTCCCCAATACTTCTCTTTGATGATTTCTTGGACATCACCAGATTGTTCATTGATCGTTTCCTCAATAGCTTTCTTCCATGTATCTCTTTGAATGATGAACGGATCACTCATCTCTCTAATGACCTGGTTCTCTACTTGGCTACTTACTCTATTAGATCGACCACCGCCAACATTGGTATCATGTTCTCTAATCTTCAGTTCTTCTTTACGAATAGCAATTTCCCTACTAAACTGATGATATCTTTGAAACTTATCTTCTAGATACTTAAGATCGATACTGTTTAATGCAAATATATCTCTCAAACACATTCCACTCCTTGCTGGCTCCATTGATCAATCACTTCATCCACTAACTCTACAACAATATCAGTTTCGTTCACTTTAAATGGCACACTCTCTTCAACAAATGGTACATCAGTAAAGTCATATCCGGTATGAACAACCATCTTGATTTCCTTGTTTTTATCTTTTACCTTATTCAAGCGATCAATTATTTCTTGAACTGTCATGCATCCACCTCCTCTAAAAACAATGTTGCTGGTTCAATATCCAACATGTAACAGACTCCAGCTAATGTTTTTGGACTAAAGTGTCCTTCATTCTCTAGCTTTTGAATTGTTACAGAAGATATGCCAGTTGTATCAGCTAATCTATATATACTAAGTCCTGCTTTTTTTCTCTTCTGTTTAAAGTTTCGGGCGACTGTTTGTTTCATTTTGTTTTCTACTTTATTTAAACTATTCATTCTTCTACCTCGATTCCGATTATTTCGGCTTCTGCTTTGTCATAACTATTACCATGCAATATATGAATCATAGGTAACCCGTTATCATCTTTAAATTTCCTTATCAAGCTGCCCTCATGCAATTTCTTTGCTGATTCTAAAACAATAGATAAAGCTTTGATATCTTTTGTTATACGATCTAAATTCTCATTGAAGTCTTCTTCAGTTGCATACCAAGCCCAAGGATCGCTTATCATTTCTTCACGTTGTTCTTCTAAAAATTCTAGTTCTTTTTGTTTTATCTCCATCGCTTCTTGTGCGTTCATGCATCCACCTCTTCATATTGTTTAGCTGCATTCTCTGCAAACCTCACTTGCTGATATATATATGGATCATCTGATTTATGTCCATCTCCTGAAAGCCAATCTGATATGCGCTTATCGATGTCCCAAGCAACATCATTAGGCATCTTGTCCAACGCTGCTTGGATTCGCTCTTCATAAGTCATTGTTCAACCTCTTTCATCCATTCCAGGAACTTCAACAATCCACCCTCGACAGTAATCTTATATATCTCTAAATCCTTTTGGTTTACCGACTTCTTACCGCTCGTCTCTTTTAATTTGTTCCAAGCGTAATACGGTACACAATAAAAGTTCTTCATACTGAAACTAATGACGACTCCAGCCCATGCATCCAATTCATCATGTAGTGCTAAGTCTATCTCTTGCTGCTTATTAATCCGGTCGAATGGTAGACTTGTTCCTGTTGTGTGCTTAGCTTCAAATACAATCGATCTGCCGTCTTTCAATGTACCTGAGAAGTCTGGTTGAGCTTTCTTCTCGTAATGTGCTCTAAAGTGTCCTTTGTTCATATCCAGTACAGCAATGACCTTCATTGGTTCAGGCGTTTTCTGGATATAAGCAATACTTGTTCTTTTATAGTAATCACAGCTTCTAACGATTAGATTCTCAAACTGATCTCCACTCCGTTTTGCTTTAAGTCCTCTGACTCTATTTCTTTTCTGCATCCAATGCTCCTTCCTCAAACCAAAACTTGACTTCTTTTCCAGTCTCTTTAATCAATCCATATCTTTTAGCATGCCTGTAGACTGTTATGTCTCTATTTAGACGTTTCACAAAATTAGATATAAGCCATCTAAAGGTTTCTATATCCATATTTGACTTTATGATATTGCAACTTGCACAAGCTGGCACTAGATTGTCTGGGTTATCATTTTCTGGAAGAGTCATTTTCCCATCTATGCGGTCAACTGGAAGAAAGTGATCAGCATGCCATCCTCTTTCTGAGAGTTCTTCGCCACAGTACCAACAATGTCCATTTGATTTATCCCAAATCGCCTTTCGTTTTAGATTCATTCTCTTACTCCTTCTGACTAATATACTTTTTTCAGCAGCAACTTATTTTGTAAGTAAATCTGATGACTGATTGGATCTTTTACCTTTGCCCAATCTTCTTTAATCCATTCAAGCACTTTAACGATTCTGTTATTGGTTCGGTCAACCATGAAGATGTATCTACCCATTGGATGAAACTTCCTCTACTGGATGCACTCTTACGTTAACTAATCGGAAAAATAGCTTTCCGGCATCAAACGATTCTAAAGAAGAATAAAATCTCCTGAATAATTCATAACTCTGTATTTTAAGTAAATCTCTTAAAAAAATCATTCTCGCTTTATTTATTTTGATAACTTTTGCCCAAAACAATCTTTTTAAAGACTCTTTTCATTTTTGTAAGTGCCCAAAAATTACTTTTGTATAATTTTGGGCACACTTATCCCTTGGAACTTTTCTCTTAAAAAAATAGTATCCGCTTAGTTTATACCCATGAATGGGACCGCCTCAGGCGGTCGAAGACAGCATAGAATTCTTTATGATAAACGTGATAACTAGACAGTTTAAGATAGACTTGCCTACCTGTTTGGACAAGTTTCCCGGCTACTTTAAGTAATTTCAGTCGTATGGATTGAACAGTCAGACCTTTATCTCGTTCATCAAACCCAATCGTCTTTAAAAAGTTGATGAGGTTATAAGCGAGTAAACTCATTAACATCCTTACATGATTTTCTAAGAAGCGTGGACTATCGGTTTTATCAAAATAAAATCCTGCTTTCGCTTCTTTGATAAAGTTTTCCATCGTTCCACGTTTGGCATAAAGAGAGAATATGACTTCAGGGGATACATTTTTTGATAGGTTTGTCACAATAAATGTATGCTGAAAAAGGAGTTCTCCTCCTTCTCGAACAGAACGAATGCAGAGACGACGAGGTTTTGACCATGACTTAGCTTGATAAGGTACTGAAAAGTACTGCACTTCTCTCTCTTCCCATTTCTGATTTTCACCATATAGAACTGATTTTTCAGCTAGTTGACTCACTTTTTTATTGTTCTTTAAACGAATAACATAGTGGCTATTGTTGGCTTCACAAGCTTCATACACCTCTGGTGTTGCAAATCCACTATCTCCACGAACGAGTATGTCGGTATTCGGTAAGGAGTGATTATAATGCTGCAGTAAAGGTTCTATGAAAGCTTTTACACCTTTAGATGTGTATTGATTTCCTGAACGTAGTTCAGCTTTTAAGAAATCTCCAGTCAGTCCATCAAAGGCAACTAGAGGATGATATCCATAAGTTTGATAGTGGGCATTATAATCGGTTTGTTCTTGATTTCCAAAGGTATCTGAGTGTGTTGAATCAATATCAATGATCAACTCGGTATCATTACGAATCAGACGCGCTTTATCAATTAATGATTGATTTAATGACTGTAACTGATCTAAGTTCTCTTCTGAAAAACGGTCTAGAAATCGCGAAAGCGACGATTGCGAGGCTAACTGATTTCTACCTAGAATAACTTGAAATACTGGATCATGTCTTAATATATTAGCCGAAGAGTCTGTCGAATAACCAGCCGTTAGCTGCATAATAAGCTGCTCAAAAATTGCTAGATTATCATGTATGAAGTAAGCACGATTTTCTTTTAAGTGAAGTAGTCGTTTAGCTAAATCAGAGAAACCAAAGGTATTCATTAGTTCTTTAACTAAGACCAAACCGGAATCACTAGATAAGCGTCCACCTGTATGCGAAATGGTAATGTTAGAATTGAATTTAATCTGTTTTTTGTGTAAGCTAGTCATTAGAAGAACTCCTTTTCTTATGGTTGGTTTCGACACCTTTACCATATCAGAATGGAGTTCTTTTTTCATCACTTAACAGGTGAAACAATAAAAGTATCATAGTGCCTGCCATTAGGCAGTGTTTCCACGATTCAAGCAAAAGTATGAATTATCTAGGAATCTATTTATTTTTAAAATCTCTCGAATAATCTCCCTATCAGATTTACCTTTACAAACTTCAAGCAACAAGCCTTGTTCAATCGTTACACTGTGTCCTTTGACTCTATACCGATTCTTTTTTCTTCTTGGCATTATTCCACCTCTTCTTCCTGGGTAAAAGTAATCATATGGATTTTAGATCTTAGCAGTCCCTCCAAAATCCATTGTCCTTCTTCGACGATCAATCCATTTCTTTTAATAGATTCCGCGACACCGAATTGCTGTAATTCGTTTATAGTGATTGGATAAGGTATCTTCAATTCCATCTCACGAGCCATTCTGAAAACTTTTTCTGCCTGTACACGATTATGAACTAAAATATAGAGATGGCGTTTCGCCGCTTCTTTGATTGCTGCAGTTGTTTTCCCTGAACGTCTACCGCCTTTGAATATAATTGTCATTAGCCTTCTCCTTTTTCTGATCAACCGGCATGTCTTTAATTAAATTGTCTGCTCCATTGTTATGCCGGCGAATTGCTTCTTCGACTATAGTTTCCAAGTAATTGATCTTCCCTTTTCCATTTTCGTGATAATCATAAACGCCTATTAAATCGAGATTATCTTTACCTATATGTCTTAATAAAATTTCGTCTGGCTTTACTGCCGCTTCTTTTCCGTTAGCGGCTGTTACTATACAGTTTTTACGATGACCGTTAACCACGTAAATCTTCATGTATTCTCTACTCATGCGTCTTCTCCTCTCAATAGATCCAATTGTTCATTTTTTGAAGCTACAATACGTTCGAGTTCTTTTCTTTCAGCTTTAAAAATACTTTCTGTTTTCTGGAATTCAGTACCGTAATCATAATCTAGACGATCCAGCAATCTAGAAACTAAGTTAACTGGGTACGTACCGTCTTCCATGTGCATCATACGATTATGCTCTCTGAAAAAGACTTCCTGCAACTCGTTTCTAAAAATTTGAAGGTTATATCCCTTTTTTAACTGTTCCATCAATTGTTTACCTTCCCCAACTGATACCTCTGTTTCAAATTCAGTATGATCATATGACTTCACTTTGATTTGCATTTTAGGTTCACTCATTCGCCTGCTCCTCCTATCCATTCCATAACTTTTTCAGTTGGTGTCGGTTTAGGAACTTCTGGATAAGCTGCACGCTTCACTTTTATTTGTTTAATGGTTTCTTCAGACATAAATGGACTGAACTGTTCTAACTTGTCATTAAGTAAATAAAGTGCTTTAACTTTAGTATCAGCCTGCCAAAATTCTAATGGATGAATATTTAAGATTCTGATTACTGTTCCTGTTTTTATATCAGAGACGACTAGTTGTACACCCCATTTATCTTTAGGCTTAATATATAAGCTCACTGGGAATTTATTTACTTTTGCTATAAACCCTGTTACTTCTGCAGTTCCTCCTTTAGTAATGATCGTGATTAATTGCTCTTGCTGATTAATAGTTACTGTCATAATTAATTCTCTCCACCTCTCTATACTCAATTCCTTTTCCGTTATAATGTGCTTTGCCAATAGCTGTTCCATCAAACTTAATAGCATTCTTCTTAGCTTCTTCTTTAGTGTTATAGTCATGTACAAAGCAGACACCATTGAAGATTCTCCATTTACCGGCTGCATCCAATTCACGTTGTCTTTCTGTTGCTTCTGTTGGTCCAATAATTGTCACTGTCATTCGGACACCTCGCTTCTAATTCCATATCGTTCTTTCATATTTTTGATATCTTCTTTTACCTCATTCAAAAGTCTAGTTTCTTGAGCAATATCTTTTTCGGTTGCTCCCTCGCGTTGAATATAATGTTCTAAGGCATGTTTGATGATATGCTGACGTTTATATTCTTTCATTCCATATCCTCCTAAAATTCAATATGATTACGCTTGTCCCGAGTGTTAGTATTGTTGTTATTTCGCTACTTATTAAAATCTGTTTCAAAAGTCCATTCTTTTATCTGTTATATTCGAGAATTCGATCCTAAATCCGTTAGAATGTTTGAACATTCTCGACTGATTTCGATCTTCGTAAGACTCTATTATTTGTGGTTCATCAAAATTAGTAGTGACTATTAAAGGCTTGTCTTCTCTGGCTTCCATAATTAAAGTCAGTGTGTCGATGTTCCAGCTGCTTGGTTCTTTCGGATTTCTTAAGCTCCCTAATTCCACACCCAAATCATCTACAACCAACAGATCACAATTCATCATTTCAGTTTCAATTTCACTTACTCGTAGCTTTTTATCTTTTTCACTGAAAGATGTCTGTTTAAATTTAAGGAAGGCACTATAATGGATGAATAAGACTTTGATTTCTTCCGGACTCATTTCAATCACACTTCGAGCTGTGGCCATAGCAATATGTGTTTTCCCACGTCCAGGTTTGCCGCTAAGGATCATATGAGGTGTTTTCTTCTCCAGAATTGCACCTATATATTTTTTAGCTATATCCTTTGCTTTTTTTGCTTGTTCTTCAGTCGTGATGAAATTCTTTAGACCAGCTTGTTTTATCGTCTTATTTTTCAAGATGCTGTAATCATTAAAGTACGCCCATGACATAGCTTTGATAGCATTTTTAGACCAGGTATTTTCTAAATCCTTCTTTTCTTCTTCTAGCTCTTGTTTAGCGCAACTTGGACAGATCACTTTACCGATTTGCTTTAGTTTGATAAGGCCACCACCACAAGATGTACAGCTTTCTTCAATCTGCTCATCTTTAATCATTTCTTTAATACGTTGATCTAGTGATAAACCGTTGAAATCATCTTTATCTTTAAACCTTAACTGCTTGAGATCTTTTTCATACCAGCTCAATGTTTATCACTCCCATTTTCTTGTTTTAACTCCTGGAGCCTTTTGTTTCGGTTTGTTTAGATATCCTTCAAACTTGGTGCCGAATAGTGTCTCAGGTCTTAAAAACTTGTTCCAATATTTATCTTTTTGCCATTCCGACACTTGATTATCAACAACAGTTTTGAAGTCCTCTAAGCTAAAGCCTTCTTTCCATCTTGCTTTAATTAGGTTTCTTGTTTTAGGTGTTGTATCTTTGTAGTTTCGATTAGCCTTTTCGTTAAGATATGTGATAATCTCCTGATAGGGAATGGATGCATCGTTTGGCTTGCCAGACATAATATCTTTTGTATTGTCAGTATTTGGTATATTTAAGTCTTTAGTACTATCAGTATTTAGTAGTGGCTGATTTTCGGTCGACCGTTTATCCGTCGTCGGTTCTTCCGTGGACCGTTTATCCGTCGACCGAAAATCGGTCCACGGTTCATCATGTAAAACCCAGTCTACATTCTGAAATTTACCGTCCGATGATCGCTCCTGTTGCTTGATTAAATACCCATTTCCTTCTAATTCTCTCAGCCCTGAACGTACACTTGCTTTACCATCAATAGAATGTTTAACTAATTCTGTCTCGTAGAACACCCAGTCGTCTGGTAGTGATAACATATAAGCTAGTAAACCTTTTGCTTTAAGAGACAGACTCGAATCTCTTAGCCCTACATTGCTGATAATCGTAAAATTAGTCTTTCTTTTTGCTCTTCTAATTGCCATATGTTACATCTCCTTAAAACGGTTTGACGAATATCATGTATTCGTCAACTTCTGATAATCCTTCTTTGACCAGTCTGCTTATAAATCCATGATTTCTGTTTAAAAATCTGCTTGCTTCTGCTTTGCTGTAAAAGTACTTTGTTTCGTGAGTATTAATGTTTAATAAAACTATAGGATCTGGAGATTTATTTAATCCTTTTTTAAATGCGTGAATTAGATTTTCTTTGTGATTGCACCATTCAAGATTTTCAACATAATTATTTGAAGGATTACCATCTATATGATTTATGTTATTTTTACCGTTAACTTCCGTGATAAAAGTTAGAGCAACTAGCCGATGAACTAAAAAGTCTTTGCGTGTTTTATTTTTCCAAAGAGTTACTCTTTTATATCCATTTTTATCTGTTTTTAATCGAAGTATTCTCTGTTTCCACTTTCTCTCGCCTCTTAATACTGAGCTTGTCGTTTTATCTTTAGAACTTCTTACTTTCCCTTTATTACTAACTTCATATATACCCTCATATCCTAGAATCGGTTTCCATTTTTCCATTTGTACACTCCTAGCGCTTAGATGATTTTTGTGCTATAGTCTATTTACATTATTTCTTTTGAGTCTGACGTTGCTGCGTTAGACTTTTTTTATTTGTCTTTTTCTGATTGAAACATTAAATGAAATACTGGAATTACCAAGAAGCATATTTCTCCTCCCCAAGTTGGTTTGTAGCCAAAGAGAATACGTCTATGATTTGCTATATCATGAGATGCAATAATTAAAATTAATGTGATCAGCAAAGTTAATAGAAACCATATATTACTTTCTGCCCACTTTTCTATCTTCTTCATCAACTCTCAATCCTTTCTCTTTTATATGAAGTGAAATGGCAAACAAGACTATTGATCCAAGCATTAAAATTTTATCTATCATCTCTATCAATTTCATCCACTCCCTATTTGTTAGTTTCTTCTATCAATGTTTTCAAATCATAGTCAGGTTTCCAATTAATTGAATAATCCATCGCTTCATCAAAATCCTTAGCTGGTATTTCTGCGATTACTGGAACCATAAACTTATTTTTATAATCTCTATGAAACTGACTGAATACTTTCCCACTTACTTTTTTGTTTTTATAAGCTTTGCTATTATCGCCACCCATTAAACTAATTAGATTTTTACACTTCGCTCTATATAAACTGCGTTCCTGGACAGAATTGACTCGCATAGTATCTTCTAATGCAGAAATACGATCATTGTGTTTATTCACTCTGTCATTGAGCAACTCCAAGATAATATCGCCTTGCTGTTGATCAATTTCTCTATCAATACTTCGGCCAACGATTTCATTACTCATGAATAATCTCCCCTTCTATAATGTTTGCTTGATTCAATGTCTTATTCATATCAGTGGTCCATTTTTCAACTCTTCTGACTAGCTTAGTCACTTCTTCATTTACTCGGTCACTGTCTTTCAAAAGAACCAAGTCATCTACATAGACAAGACCAGCTATATGGTCCAGTAACTCATTCCCTTTCTTAACTGATTCAGCTACATTAGAATAAGCTGCAATCTTTTGTTGCTCCTTATTCATCTTCCCTTGCATTCTTTCAATAGCAGCTTTCAATTCGTTGTATTCCTTTGAGTCTTTTTCTACTGCTTCACGACTCTGTAGCAATTCGTTATATTGCTTCTCAATAAACTCTTTCCTGCTCTTATGTGCATCCAATTCCTCACGAACTTTTCTGAGCGCTCCACTTAATTGCTCATTGTCTGATTTGAGGCCTTCGTAGTCATGTGGCTTAATTTCTTTGATCACTTCTTTCACTTCAGGCGGCTGTTTCTTTAAGCGATGTATACTCTCATCTTTTTCTTTTAACTCTTGTCTCAGCTTCCTTAATTCCCTTACAGTAGGTGAATCTCCATCTGCTGCTTTTTGTATTTGTTTTTGCTTCTCTTCTTCTGGAAGAGTAGTGATGAGGTATAAAGCTGTATTGCTCAAATTGGGAACCGTTGCACTATTTGAAAATTCATTAGCAATCTTCATAGATCTTTTTGCAAATGTGTATTCAATACCAAGCGATTCAATCCAAGCCATAAATTCTCCATGAACTAAATCATTTTGTTTAACAAAATTCAGTCTCCTGCCAATTTCCCATATAGATTGACCAGCAATCTGTTTGTAGCTGTTTATTTCTGCAGTAATTTGATTTAAATCTTTTGTTAATTCATATTCTGTCATTTATAAACTCCTTTCTTTTGGTATACTCCTATTAGGAAGGAGGTGATAGTTATGGGTTTAAGTCAAATGCCGCCCAACGGCACGTCTAAGAAAAACTGGAAAGATCTTGATCAAGTATTGCTTGCAAACTTCAAAGCTAAGACATTTAAAGAGAATAGATCTGCTACTATAAATGCAGATGAATTTGAAATGTCTATTGATGAGATAGTAAAAGAAGCAGAGTCAAATGGATACAAAGTTCAAGTCTTGCCAAACAATATGATTCGTTTTACTGATTAATTTTTAACGTTAGGTTAGAAACCTTATCTTCGATTTCTAAAAGCTTTGTTTCTAATCTATCTGCTTTATTTTTCGCCTTTACTGCTACCCCAATAGCAGTAAGGGCGATTGCTGTGAATATAACTTTTTTCATATTATCCACCTCCTTCTATATGATTGACTCAAGATTCTCTTCTAACCACTTAGCCATTTGCATTGCTCCGAATCTCCATGGAGTACCCTTACCTTCTGGGTATTTAACAAAGCCCCCTCTTTTAACGTCCAATTCTTCCCTATATGGATATAGGATTTTCTCTTTTAAAGTCTGAGGACTTTTACCGGTTCTTTCGGATAAGTCTTTCATCTCCCAGTAACGACCTAACAAACTTTCCTCAAAAGATTTGTCCAGTATTTCTTGCTTGATCAAAACGTAACCTTCTGGAATTGAAATGCGAGCTTCTAATACTTGTAACATGATTTTATACCTCCTGTTTAATCGATTCGGGTTTAACCCGAGTGGTGTCTAAAAAAATATCTCCAATATCTACTTGTAAAGCATGAGCTAGTCGTTCAATAGTTGAATATTTAGCATTTTTTATTCTACCTGGTTTAGACTCGTATTCACCTATAGTATTTTCGGTAACCCCTACCTTCTTGGCTAATTCAGCTTGAGTCATGCCTCTTAAACCGCGTAGCTGCTTTATTGTATATTTTTCTTCTAGAACCATTTGATCACCTCTTTTTCTTTAACTTGTACTCAGTATACATTCGGGTATTACCCGAGTCGAGAGTTTTATTTGGGTTTAACCCAATTTTATTTTGGTTTTAGATTGTTTTATTTGGGTTATTCCTGTATATTAGATGTAGAAACTATTTTAAGAGGTGCCAAGATGACTGAAGAATATTTTTTTGCAAGTAATTTAAAATACCTTAGAAATAAATTTAATTTAGAACAACAAGAGTTAGCTGAGGAATTAGGAAAAAAGAGTGGATCAACAGTAAGCGATTGGGAAAGAGGGAAATTTGTACCTAGAATTGGAACTTTAAATCAACTAGCTGAACGCTTTAATATCTCCGTAAACGATTTAATGAGAACGGATTTAACAGTACATACTCCTATTGCCCCTAATATGATTGAAGTGAAAGAAATGGTTAAAATCCCTGTATTAGGAACTATTGCTTGCGGTGAACCGATTGATGCTATAGAGAATGTATCTGAATATCGTTCTTTGCTTAGAGAATCAATGCCTTCTGGAGAATTATTCTATTTAGAAGCTCAAGGTGATAGCATGGAGCCGAAAATTGCAAATGGATCTTATGTTTTATGTAGAAAACAAGAAGATGTAGAAACTGGGGAAATCGCTGCTGTACTTGTAAATGGAGATCAGGAGACTACTTTGAAAAAAGTAATCAAACAAGGCGAAACTATTTTATTAGTCGCACTAAACGAAAGCTACTCGCCTTATATAATCACACAAGATAACCCTGCACGTATTGTTGGTAAAGCTCTTAGAGTTGAAACCGAACTATAAAAAAAGACGAAATCTGCCACTAACAGATTTCGCCGGAACTTACTACCAATATTATATTATCATAATGGAGGAATAGTATGAAGAGTAAATTAGCTTTACTTAGTTTGTATAGTTTAGTGCTAATGGCTTGTGGAGATGACGCTACTGATGTAGATAATACAGAAAAAACAGAAATTCAAGAAGTAACTCAAGAAACTGAACAAGAAAATATCACTTTTACTTCTGGCGTATCAGGAGAAACAATTCCTGGAAATGAGCAAAATTATGTAGATATTACAGGTACTGCAGAGGGGTTTGAAAGTGTTTATGTTATTTACGATGGAGCTGTGATAGATGAACTGTCTGTAGACGCTGATGGAAATTGGGAATATTATTCTAACGGCGGCGATAGAAGTGCTCAGTTAGACTTCACTACTGATGATTCGATATCTTTTGGTGATACTAATATTAATGTCAATGACCTAAACTATGTCTATACTATGTTTTATGAACCTAATCCAGATGCGAATATAGAAGAAGTTGAAGACGATAGTCAAACTTCGACTGATAGCACAAGTGGCAGTTCATCAGAATTAGGTCAAAGAAGTAATCCAGTTCCTTATGAAGAAATACTGTACATGCATGGAACTTTTACAGATTATGATGCAAATTATGCTGAATTCGAAGCTGATTTGGAAATGAATATTGTTGATACTATCCGCGGTGAAGAAGCTTGGAATATAATTATTAACGAGAATCAGTTTAATGATCCTGCTCCAGAAGGTAAAGAATATATTATTAACAGAGTTAAACTAAAACTTTTGAATGCGACATCAGAAGATCTCAAAACTAGTTTCATGAGTAATGAATTTGATTATATATCAGAATCAGGTGCTTCATATTCATCAGTTTCTGTGGTGCTTCCAGACGAATTAGATGTTGAGCTGTATAATAATGGAGAAGCTGAAGGTAATATAGTCGGCCTAGTAGACGTCGGAGATAAACCTTTAGTGAGATTTAATCAAATGTTTTTCTTAAAATCCGAATAATAAATAAAATCACACCTCCCCCACTCGCCAAAGTAGAATGATGGGGTACATAAAGTTAAATAGAAAGTTGGATTATATGTTTTCAGATAAGAACATAGATAAACTAATCAAATCTTTAAAACAACCAACAAAATTATTTATTCTCAATGACATTAGTCAAGAAGTTTCTAGCTTAATCGGATCAGTTGACGTAGACGAAAGAGTAATCGGGATAGCTGATGATATTGAGTATAAATTAGTAATTATCAGAGGACCTAGAGATATTAATCGGTATAGCATCCACTTACGCTTTAAAGAAAATAATATCCATTTAATTAGAGTAGACATCGGTGGCGGTCATAGATATCCAGACGGCACTAGGTTAAACGAGCCTCATGTTCATTTTATTTCAGACCCTTTTAATCAAACAAATAAGGAAGTCGTTACTTTGAAAGAAGCTAATTTTCCTAATGTAGATACAATACTGGACGCGTTCGAAGCTTTTATTTGTTATACTAACATCAAGGAAAAGACGAAATGAGGTGTAAGATATGCTAGCAACAGATTTAAAGAAAGAATATGTAAAGTGGATTTCCCATAACATGGAATATGAAACCATAGAAAACGGTATTGTAAGAATAGATACTCCTTTTTTAGATAATGTCTCTGACGAAATTATATTATATGCCGAAAAAGTTGCCGGGAACAAGAACTTAATAAGAATTACAGATGACGGATGGACAGTTAGGAACCTAAGCAATTACGGTTTTACGATTGATAAGCGTTCGAAAAAAAGAGAAAAAATGCTTATTCAAATCGCTTCAGATTTTGCAGTAGACTATAATACTTTAACTAAAGAGATATATATTGATGTTTCTTTTGATAAATTCCCTATTGCAAAACATCGTCTTCTTCAAGCTATACTAAGGACGAACGATCTATTGTTTATGAGAAATGACACCAACCCATCTACTTTTAGAGAAGATATTGAAGAAAAGCTGAATAAATACGAAATTTTTCATGGTAGAGGTACACCTATAGAGGGAAAAAGAGGTTTTACAATAAAGTTCGACTTTAGTATCCCTTCTTTAAACGGTAAGAAAGAAAAGTATATTCAAGCTATATCTGCTCCGAATAATTTAGATTACACTAAAATAATTGCCGCAAACATCACATTATTAAATTACGATACTAAAGCAGAATTTTATGCTATTTACGACGATTTATCTAATGATATTGCTCGAAAATCTGATATAAATGCCGTTTACGAAGAATTGAATGTTCCAGTTACTACTTTGCTATTTTCAGAGATCGATAAAAATATTGATTTATTAAAGAATAATAAATAAAAAACACACCTCCCCCACTCGCCAAAGTAGAAAGGTGTGTTCCATAAAAAGCATACACGCAAAAACTCAGCAAAATTGCTGCGCTATTTAGTGTACCTATAAATATATATTAGCATAATAAAGGAGCGTTTTACATGGCTAGTTTTAAGAAATTAAAAAGTGGATGGCAATATCGAGTAGCCTATAAAGAGAATGGTGAGTATAAGAAAAAGAGTGCGAACGGCTTTTCTACGAAAAAGGAAGCACAATTAGCCGCTTTGAAAGTAGAAAACCTACTTCATCAGGGCAAAAAGATAAATGACAATTCAGAGTTTATTGAATATTTTGAAAACTGGTATCACCTTTTCAAAAAAGACAAGCATAGTAAAAAGAATAATAAAGATATTCAGCTCTCCATAAATACTGCAAAGAAGTTTTTCAAGCATACAAAAATGAAAGATATCGATCGAAATATGTATCAAGCATTTATTAATTGGTATGGAAATGGACGAGCTACTGCTTCAGTCAGAAAGGTTCACATTTATACTAAAGCGTGTTTATTGGATGCATTAGAGGAAGGTGTCATTCATAAGGATCCTACAAGAAAAATCTCTCCTAAAGGAACTGCTGCTGGACGTAAAGAGGAAACGAAGTTCATTAATCAGGATGAAGTTATCAAGTTAATAAAAGAAGTTAAAAATGGTATCAATCCTAAATGGCAGTCACGTTACTTGATTTTGGTGGGACTTGCAACCGGTTTGAGATTTTCTGAAGTGTTAGGTTTATCTTGGAAAGACATTAACTTTAAAGACAAAACATTACGAGTGACTAAAACCTTTGACTACTCAGAAACAAAACAACTACAAGATACAAAGACCCCTTCTTCTAAGAGAGTTATCTCTATAGATGATGATACTTTGAATCTGCTTAAAGAATACAAACTAGCCACTCAGATTAATGGTAGTAAATATGTGTTTTTGGATAAGCACATGAATCACGTAACGAATAATGCGGTGAACAAATCACTTAAAAGAGCTTGTAAACGTTCTGGAATTAATGAAATCACTTTTCATTCACTAAGGCATACCCACTGTTCTCTATTAATTTATAGAAAAGTAAATATTAAATATATATCTAAACGTCTTGGCCATTCTTCAATAATGATCACTTATCAGACTTATGGACACATCCTTGATGAGATGGATCAACGAGAATCGACAGAAGTAGACTCAATGATGAACGAGCTTTATAATGCACAATCAGTGCACAATTAA